CCTATCGTTGGTGGGTTAAATCTACCGAATGTAAATACGGCAGTGTCACCACGAGCTTCGATGATGTCTTTAAATGTTTTCATTCTTTAGCACCCTGTTTCGCTTTTTGCAGTCTTTCTATTTCTGACTTTTTTACTTTCGGTAATAATTTTGTAGCAATCTTTTTAAGTGCAGCACCCTTTTTCGCTAAAATCTTATTATCAATCATTTGTCTTTGTACAAGAGGCAAGTTTGCATATGCATTTGCATCTAGACCAGTAAACTTCTTAATGACTAAAAACTTTGCAGCTTTGTTCGCTCTCTGTTTAAGTTTTGAATCACTTGCCTTTTTTAGTTTAGCTCTTGCAATCTTTGCTTTGACAGCAGAACTTTTCATCATTCGTGACATTCTCATTCCAATTTTTTTTCTGTCAAAAGTGCTCATAGCCTTTCTTTCAGAAAGTTCAAAAAGTAATTCATCGAATGTCTTCATTTATCCCATGCCTTTATCGCAGTAAAGTTATTAAAACTGAATTCCATTCTATCAACTAATTTAACTGCATTACCAGAAATTCTATCAATTGCAACATATCCTTCTGGGTTTACAACTTTGAACCCATTTGCAGTTTTAATAAAAGTTCCAATGCTCTTTACTGTATTTAGTTTCTTTACCACACCCATTTTCGCTTCTACGATGTGATTTTGGAATGTAATCATATTACTCAAATTTACTGTATGTTTCTTTAGTTCACGAACTATTTCTTTTTTCTTATTCTCTACTTCCTTTTTCTTAACAGGAGTTTTTAGTTTGTCAACCTTTTTATCAAATACACTTTCTACCCAAGGAATGTAACCTTGTGCATGTTTCTTTGGATTAGTAACCTTCTGTCCTTTTCTTACAAGACTATTATTATATGTCTTGAGAGATGCACCAGAAAAATCACCAGTAAAACTATTTTGAATAGTTAAAAACTGATCTAATAATCCAGAGTTAATTTTTTGAAAGGTAGAACCAGCCATAGATAAATGTTTCGTAACCACTTCTGTTTCTTTTGCAGTCATTGTTGCAGAACCAGATGTGTCTTTGTATGTTGCATCATCCATCCAAACTGTAGATGGATTGTTAAGGCCTTTTATATTTGCACCAAATGATGCTTTCATATCTTGTAGTTCGTCACCTTTGTATGTTGTGTGCCATACAACACCAATCTTGGCGTTTTTAATCTTTCTACCTAAGTCCGAATTTACATCTACAGCATATACAATAGTATTCGGTTGGAATGTGTAATACTTCTTTCCTTCTATATCTGTGGTATCTACATCACCATCAGTAAACATCAAGTCTCCTTGAAGTACATCTGTAATACCTAACTTAGAAAACTCTGCAAGTGCAACTTTAAATTTACTATTCAATGCACCAGATAATTTATCTGCGTCTATCTCTGCATTTGACTTATAGAGTTTTGGTTCGATGTTAAAAACAGATTTCTTTGCAACAAAGAACCTACCATCTTTTGGGTCAACACCAGCAAATATTGCAGGCGCACCATCCCACTTGACAGTCATGTTTACAGAACTACGACTTGAACCAGCCAACATGTCACGCAAAGAACGAACAAAGTTGATTGCAGCTCGTCCACCAGAAACACCAAAGTTAAGGATTTCATCCTCAATGTGTTCTAGGTGTAAATTCTTACCACCTTTATCTTCTGTAATAAATGAACTAAACTTTATCATTTTGTAAGTCCGTTATATTTGATTGCAAGTCCTGTCGGAAATTGTCCTAGTTTCTTTTTGCCTGCGTGTCCAGATTTGTTTGAACGAATTGACATTTTCATAGTCAAAGTTTCTGTACCAGATTTAAGTTCAATGAACCAATCTTGTTTAGACGTTTTTGATGAATATGATTTTACAAACTTTACTTGTGGTAGGAATACTCCTACTTCATCTCTGTCTGTAACTTCTTCATAATCTGTACCAATTGCCTTTATAACAACAGTTGGAACTTCTGGTGCATCTCTTAATACTTCTGTTTGTATATACTTTAAAGTTTTATCTTTACTTTTATTAAATAAATCAACAACACCTTTTCGCATAATTTCTAACATTGCATCATAATCTGATTCATATGCCTTGTTGTTTTTCTTATCGTAATCTTTTAGAATAGTTTCGGTTTTTCTTCTATCTGGGCTTCTACCATTTGCACCACCGTCAAATCCATCAAGTGCAGGCATACCTTTGATTTTAGAATATACTTGTGCATATGCAGTTGCCCGTAATGTTGCCATCATTCTGGCTTCACCAAACGCAGAGAAAACAGGTCTTACATATGTGTTAAGTTGTGGTTCTGAAGTTTTCTTACCACCAGCTTTTAGACTGACACCAAGAAACTTTCCATCTGTATATTGAATAAACATATCGCCAGGATGTTTACTTGGAACTCCAGACGGTTTTGCACGATATCCCCAATAAACTAATTTGATTGGTTTATCTTTGTTTGAATCAGTTATGTATCTAGTAATACCAATAGCATTATTCATCTTCTCTTCAAACTTAGAAGATGTATCTGCTTTGTTTATTGTTTCTTGTCCAGCAACCGTATCCTTTGAATTAACACACTTTAGTTTACTAACATCAAGGTCTAACAGGTACTTGTGAAAATTTTCTGGATTGGTGGGTGTGTAACCCTTTTCAAAAGCTATGCAAGGAAACAGTTCTGTGATACTAGAATTAAGTGTGGTTTCTTGCATTCCACCAGCCATTGGTTTGACATTAATTCTAAACTTTTTATTGTCGATTATACCGTCAATTGGATCTACACTAGAATTAGATGAACCCAAGTTTGCATCAATACCAGATTGACGCATTCTTCTAAGTATTTCATCTCTATCTGTCTCTCTATCCTTAGAACGTACCGTATAGACAGTTCTTACGGAAGAACTGGCTTTCGTGTTTATTTCATGGGTAAACCCATCAAAGAAATCTGTAGGAAGGGTTTCCTCATATAAATCTTGTATTTTCTCTGTTAGAGAAACATTAGATTCAACAAGGGGATTTATCTGACGATAATACTTTTTTATAGACATTTAACACAGTTTCCATTAGCACAAATAGTTTTCTGATACTATTTATAATAACAAAACTATTCACGAATGTCAATATTACCTTTTAAAAATTTAGGTAAAGGGAACTCTCCGAATGGTTTATTTGATATTAGATGTTCTGAGAACATTTCAGCATCAACTTTTCTTCTATATGTACGCACAACTTCATTAGTAGGAAATTCAACAACTTCCCACTTTTGATCGTTTTGATTTACAAAGTATGTTATTTTATACTTTGAGGTCTTTAAATTTCTCATAAGTCTTGTCTTTCTCAAGACCCACGCCGAAAGTTGTTTTATCAAATGCTGCTCCTTCATCTTGTCCACTGTCAATAATGTCATCTTGTGCTTCCTGTTCGCAATCATATAGTTTCATTCTAGCTCTGTCGATACCAACCACAAACCTCTTGTTAGTGCCTGGGTCGTTGTATCGGTTCTTCAATTGTTTCACCATCAACTGATTTAGACCTTCCAAATCTTCTGTTGATATGAGTGCAAACATGAGGTCAGCCGTAGCAGGCAAACCAAAAGATTCTGATGTATCTTCCAGCCCAATGTCGCTGTTTGCATACCCCCCTCTAGTAGTTTGTGTCGCTGACATAATTGGTACATTATTTTCCACTGCAAGCCCTCTAAGCTCTTCGGCAATGGCCTTGATGTAAAAGTATGATCCGACATTTGCATTCCCCTTAAATCTAGACGAGGCACAAATATTAAGATAGTCGATAAAAATAATATCTGGTTTAAATGACTTCTTTAGTGCCAGTTCTTTTAGTAAACTTCTAAAATGTCCAGTATGGGCAGATGCAGTAGGATACTCTTTGATAATTAACTTTCCGTTGGTCTTTGTTTGTATTTTGGAGAGGCGATCAGTGAACATCTTTTTAGGTAACTCATGTAAGTCATCCATAGTTATATTCATTAAGTTCGCATCAATACGTTCTGCAATACGTTCCTCTGCCATCTCCAAAGTTATATAAAGAACATTCTTTCCTTGCATGAGGGTTGACGCAGCCATGTGACACATGAACAACGATTTACCAACACCAGTACCAGCAAGGGCAATGTTCAAAGTTTTTTGTGGAAGTCCACCTTTTGTAATTTTATTAAAGTACTCAAGGTCGAACTCTATTTTCTCTTCTATTTTGTGATAGAACTCAAATCGTTCTTCACCATTTTCTACATAGTCGTGTCCTACATTCTGATCAAATGCAACTGATAGTGCATCAGATAGAATTGTTGGAATTGCTTCAGCAGTATGTTCTTTATCTTTTCCTTCTATAATTTGAATACCACTAAGGATGGCATTGTAGACTGCCTTGTCCTTACAAAACTTTTCTGTCGTATCTACTAACCATTGCATATCAACTTGTGCATCAGATAGTGCTTCAACAATATCAACAACCTTCTTAAATTGTTCACTAGATAAATCTTTTCTATTATCAAGTTCAATCGAAAGACTTTCTTTCGTAGGTTGATTTCCATACTTTTCAATGAACTTGGAAATCTCTTCAAATACTACTCTCTCACTTGGATCAGAAAAGTATTCTGGTTTGATAAAAGGAAGAACCTTTCTAGCATAAGGCTCATTCCAAACTAAATTACTGAGTGTCGTTCTTTCAATTGTCTGTATTGACATATTCTAAATTATCTTCCTTTAATTGTCTTTCTAAAATAACCATAAGAACATCACCAATTAAATTCTTAAAGTTATTATCTTCTTGCAATTCTTTTTCTGTATGATTATTTGAGTATAACACATCATAATGAAATGTCAATGGCAAATCACCATTTTCATTTTCTTCTTCACCAAACTCCACTTTACCATACTTATAGATAATATTTTGATAATCACCAGCTATTGGTAATAGTTTTATGCCAGTCCATTTATTGTCATCATGGTCAGAACTGACATACTCAAAACAACTTTCTACATCAATCTGATTCAACGTCATCTTCTACAACCTCATCTTCTACTCTTTGTCCATACTTGAATTCTTTTGATGCAGCCTGATCTAATTTAATCATTACATCTTCAGTGAAGAACTTCTCTGGTTGATTGTTAATAGTCTTACCAAATGTCTTTGTTCCATCAGGCAACTCAATACGAGTTGATACTGATTTAAAGATATTATACTTTAGTGCAAGTTCAAGTAGTCCATAGTATCTATCAAGTCCACGTTCATACATAAGTCTTACATCAACCATTTTGTTTTCAATAGTCAAACGAGACTTTGCATTCTTACAGTGAATGATGTTACCAACAACTTCTGTACCATCCTTTTCTTTCTTCTTAGAAAGATATACAATAGACGAAGCCGCATATTTCAATCCAGAACCACCACCCATTTCTTTTGTTGGGAACATAGAACCCACAACATCATAGGTGTGATTAGTAACAACCATAGGAACTTTCGCTTTACCTAGTTTCAAAGTCAACACACGAAATGCAGCTTTTAGAACTTGCGCTCTGGTCATATCTCTGGTTTCTTTACCATCGGCAGTATCATCTACTTCTTTAGTGGTAGATAACATACCAAGTGAATCAAGACATAACATCATAGGAACACGTTGATCTTCTGGTGTCTCCATGTATTTATCAAGAACTTTAATTGCCTGTGTTCTAAATTCTTGCACAGTTGTTACTGGTAGAATAACCATTCTGTTTGGATCAATACCTCTATCAACTACCATCTGTTTTGTGATTGCAGATTCAGACTCAAAATACAACACACCAGCTTCTGGGTTTGCATCAAGGAATGACTTTACCATACCCATCACAAAGAAAGTTTTACCTGTTGCAGATTCGCCTGCAACCGCAGTTATTTTATTTGCTGGTAGTCCACCATAAATCGAACCACTCAACAATGCATTGAAAATATAAGAACCAGTGTCGATAAAGTTATCAACATCACCAGCCTCTACACCTTCAGATACGAGTGCAGCGTATTCATTGCCCGCTGTCTTGGCAATCTCTTTTAAAAAGTCTGTCATTAAATGTCACCTTCTTTTCTGTTTTCAGAACGAAACGCTTCAAACCCATCTGGGTATCTCGCTTCTAACTTTTGTATATTAGTATCTATAACATCCTCAAGAGAAATGCCTAGAGCAATACAAGCTTGTGTAACATACCATAAAATATCGCCAAGTTCACGTTTCATATGATATTGTGCATCATC